CGTCACGGTCGAGCCGTCCCAGGTGATCAGGCCGTAGTTGTTCGGGATCGGCGCGACCGTGACGTTTCCGGTCATGCGCATCCCTTCGGTCGCGAGGGTCTGCTCGTTCGCGCTGGGCATGACGATATACGGCCCCGTGTACGCCGGCGTGACGACCTCGCGCACCGGCAGCGTCTCGATCTCGACTTCCCTCGCGACCGCCTGCGCGGGCGCGCGGATGGTCGCGCTCCGCTGCTGGCCGGTTACACGGACCGTTACGCGCTTTCTGTTCTCGGTCATGTTTTACGCTCCCCTCTTCCCTTCCCAGGTCCCCTGGGAAGGGGGGACCGCCCGCAGGCGGTGGGTTAGGCCGTCGTCTCCTCCGGCAGGTCCGTCACGACTTCCAGCACCTCGAAGGCCGCCGGGGCGAACGGGGTCGTGATCTGGCCGTCCGAGTAGAGGATCCTGAGATCCCATGCGTATGAGCCGAAGGGCAGGGCCTGCGTGTCCTCGCTTTCGAGCTCCATGAGGTAGGTGCTGAAGGGCACGGCGGTCTGGCCTTCCTGCCGCTCGCCGCTGTCATAGAGCGTCAGTTCCTTCTCCCAGAGGGCCTCGTTCTTCTTCGGCCCCTTTTTGATCATCGCGATCACGCGGTCCTCCGCGCCCGGCACGTCCCCCTCGAAGGTGATCTCGAGCGCCGCGGTGTCCCCGCGCGTGATCCGGATGCCGTTATTCGCGTCGACAGTAAACATCCCGCACCCCCCTTACAGTATCAGCAGGTTCGCCGTCAGTTCGGCCGTCGGCACGGTGTCGGCCGTGAAGGTCAGGTATCCCGCGCTCTGCGCGGTGCAGGCGACGCCCGCAGCCGCCCAGGCAGCGCGGCAGGCAGGCGCGGGCGCGACGATGACGTTCGATCCCGCGGCGACGTTCTGGACGGCGACCGTCTGCGTCAGGTAGGTCGAATCCCAGTTTGCGACCGCCAGGGTGGCGGTCGCGCTCGCCGCGGACAGGCTCCCCGCCGGCCCCTGCGGCCCCTGCGCCCCGGTCGCGCCCTTGGTATTGTACCAGCTGTAGCTGCCGTAGGTTCCCGGCGCCGTGGAGCTGCTCCCGCTGTATACGCCCATCCACGCGGACGGCGTGGTCGTCATGTCGCTGTCCGCCGTCGGCTGGCTCGCCGCGTAGCGGATGTGCACGTAGGCGTTCGTGCCGTTCGTGCCGTTCGTGCCGTTGGTTCCGTTGGTGCCGTTCTGGCCCGCCGCGCCGGTCGCCCCGGTCGCGCCCTTGATGTTGTACCAGCTGTAGCTGGTATACGCCGTCGGCGCGGTCGCGCTGGATCCGCTGTATACGCCCATCCACGCGGAGGGCGTGGTCGTCATGTCGCTGTCCGCCGCCGGCTGCTGGTCTGCGTAGCGGATGTGCACGTAGGCGCTCTGGCCGGCGGCCCCGGTCGCGCCGGTCGCGCCGGTCGCGCCCGTGTTCCCGGTGTCGCCCTTCACGAGCGTGAAGGCGATGTGGTAGTGCCCGTCGACGGTGGAGACGGACGCCCCGGCGCTCTCGCCGGACGACGCGGAGACGGTCAGGTCCTCGAGCGCGCCGGCCGCGCCCTCCGCCTCGTCGATCGCGGCTTCCATCCGCGCGATCCAGCTGGCATAATCTCCCGGCGCGTCCCGCAGGCTGCCGGTGATCGAGCTTTTCACGCGGACGAGGATCGGCGGGCCCATCAGGCGGACTTCGCTCTCGTTCACCGTCTTCGTGAGCAGGGCCTGCGCGAAGCCGCTGCCGGCGAACTGCACGTCCCCGCCGGATGCCGTCCAGGTCAGGATCCCCGTCTGGCTGTCCAGCTCCGTCGTGACCGGATACGCGGCGAACTCCCGCGGCCTGCAGTAGAGCAGGGTCACGTCCGCGCCGGGAAGCTCGGCGAGCAGTTCGGAGACGTCGATCTCCGCCGTCCTCGAGTCCTGCTCCCCGGAGAATCCGATCGTGAGCTCCTTCGGGTACTTTTCGTAGTTCATCTGTTTCACCTCACTCAAAGGGCTCTTCGGAGGGCGGCGCGTCTCCGTTGCCGTTCGCCGCCGGGCTGTTCACGCGGATGCAGGCCTTTTTGACCTTCACGAAACAGGCGTGCTCCCCGATGGACGGCACGGAGGAGAGCAGCGCGCGGACGCTGATGCCCATCGGGTCGTGGCTGATGTAGGACGCGCTGCCGCCGCTCGAGTCGAACTTGACGCCGGAGAGCAGGTTCGTGCCGCTCCCGTCGTTCATGAGGAGCAGCTCCGGAAGGTCCGTAGCCGTCCCGTCCTCGTGGATCGCAGGCGCCCAGCTCCACCCGCTCCGGTCCTTGTATCCCATGACGTCCGCGATGGACTGGAACGGGATCCTGAAGGAGCAGTAGGCCCTCCCGTCCTCGACGGTGATGTACCCCGCGAAGTACCAGGGCATGGTCGAATCCTCCGGGATCGTCTCCGTCGTCGCGAAGGTGTCCTTAAAAGGCGGATAGGAGACGCTGGACGATACGGGCACGACCGCGACCGGGACCTCCGCGAGGCCCATAAAGGGCGCCGAGCCCTTCTTCTGCCGGATCGTCCGCCCGGATGGCCCGACGCGGTCCTGCCGGCTGTTCGCGGCGAGCGTGCGGGCATAGACGTGCGTGGCCGCGTAGACCGCGCAGCTCGTGCCGTCGTCGGCCCACGGGCTGCGCCCGTCCTCGCCGCAGGTGTTCGGCAGGCAGAGCCAGGCGTAGCTGCCGTCGTCCACGAAGGGCACGAGCTCCGGGTGCGGCCTGTGCGCGTATCCCCCGCCGTCCAGCGCGGTCGAAGCGCCCATGACCGGGGAGAAGATCCGGTACTGCCAGTGCAGTTTCCGGTCCCATGCGGTGGCGTCTTTGGACGCCACGAGCGGGTTGATCACCGCCTGGTGCGAAGGGACCGCCGCGCCTGCCGTCCAGGGCAGGTTCGGGTGCCCGAACTTCGCGTTCATCGTGGCGGAATTGTCGTAGGTCCTCGCGTTGAACGTATATGTCGGAGGATAGTACAGGACGCCCACCGCCCCGCCGGTCACGCCGCTTTCGACCGGGACGTCCACGTTGACATACGCAAACCCCCACGGATCCGTCATGACCGGCTGGCCGTTGAGCCATGACGCGGCCCCTCCGGACAGGCCGATCACGACGCTCCCGCACGCCGCCTGGCTGTTCAGCAGGCTGTAGCGCAGGACGAAGCTGCCGCCTCCGCGCAGGTCGCTGAGATCGGTGAGCGTCGTCAGGAAATACTTCCAGCTGCCGAGCGGCCAGCGGAAGCGGATCGTCCCGCCCCCGTCCGCGTACCCGGTCAGGACGGTCCAGCTGTCGACGGGCATCTTCATGCCCTGCCAGTGCACGCCCTGCAGCGGAAAGTTCGCCCGCACCCCGCGGATCAGCGCGTCGCTCATTTCAGCACCTCGATCACGATCGGGCAGCCGTACTGCCTCCGCGAGTGCAGGATCACCTGGTTCGCTCCCAGCTCCACGCACCAGATGTTCTGGAAATAATCCTGCATGGTCCCGTAGTTCGCGAGCGTGACCGCCGTGGTATCGAAGTACGCGGCGGCGGTATCGTCCGCGGTGACGCCCTGCACGGTGACCGTCTTTTTATAGCTGTAGGTCGCGGTGCCGATCTTCTCGGCCTCCCACCCCGTGTTGTCGGGGCTGATATGGTACCGCGTGACGCTCTGCAGGTGCGGCTCAGAGGCCGGGAGCGCGGAGACGTCCGAGGCCGTGAGCGTGATGTCGGAAGAGAGCGCCTTATCGTTGATTTTGCGCGTGACCGGGACCGCGGAGATGTCCGCTGCCGTCAGCGGGATGTTGCCGCGGTCTCTCGCGCCGGACGTCGTGACCGGGCTGACGCCCGCCACCATGATCGGCACGTCGCCGTTCAGGTCCGGGGTGACGCCGCCGACGCTCGACACGTTCGAGGCGCCGCTCTGCCCGCGCGGGATCCCCAGCTTGAGCACAGGTCGCTGGATCGTTCCGTCCACCGTGGTGTCGACGGACGCCGTGGCGCTCTGCTCCGGGAGCAGGGTCGTCACCGTGACCGAGAACTGCGGCACGATCGCCTCGGTGATCGTCTGCGCCGCCGCGTTCGCCGCGTCCGCCGCGTCGCTCGCCGCATCCGCCGCGTCGTTCGCCGCGCCTGCGGCCTCGTTCGCGTCGCCCGCCGCGCTGTCCGCGTCGTCGCCCTTGCTCTTCGCGTAGTCTCCCTGTTCCTTCGCGTAGTCGCCCTGGTTCTTCGCGTAGAGGCCCTGCTCGTTCGCGTAGGCCGTGGCCTCCTGCATGGCGTCGATCTGCTCCAGCAGCTCGGTGATGTTCGGGACGATGACTTCCTCGGAGACGATGGTGTCCGTCGTGTCCCGGGAGACGCGCGCGTGCATCGCGGCCAGCGTGACCGTCTCCGCGGGGTCGTTCCCGGATTCCGCTTTTTCCGCGCGCAGGATCAGCGTCACGTCCCCGACGACGTTGTAGACGAGCCCCGGGAAGGTGACCGTCGCGAAACCGTCCCCCACCGTGCCCTCGATCGGGCCGGCGGTGCTGCCGTCCGCGCGCCTCGCGTAAAGCACGGCGTCGTAATCGGTCAGGTCGACGGCGTTTCCGTTCCTTACGACCTCGACGCGCCATTCGTGCGCCAGGGCGTCCCCGTACTGGAAAGGCGCGTCGAGCGCGATCACGCTCATCTGCCCGCAAAGGTCTACGCGCTGCCGTATGGTAAACATTTAGTAATCTCCTCCCCCGCGGCTCTGCAGGAACTGCTGGATGAACAGCGTCGCGACGATGCGCGCGTTGCCGTCAGGCTGAAACCTCACCGTGTGCCAGGTCCCGCGCCGGATCTTCCCGTTCGCGTCGCGCTCGAGGTACTCCGTTATGTCGATCTCGCCCTCGGACGCCGGGACGTAGGTCCCGTCCACCTCGATCGTGACGCTGTCTGCCGTGCTCCCGCCGTTTGCGATGCCGTAGGTCAGCTCGTGCGTGTGCGCCGGGATGTTCACCGTGTGGCTGTGCGCGGAGACCTGGAGCTCCTGCGGCGGGATCGTGATCAGCAGGCTCACCTTATGGTGGTGGTTGGAAACGTTGTGGTAATGGTTGCCGACGCTGCCGTCCGCGACCGTCGTGACCAGGGTCCCGATCGGATCGCCGTCCGCGTATGTCGGCCCCGTCGTAACGTACTCCGGCGTCAGCCGCACGGCCGCGGTCGTGATCGTCGCGCCGCCGCCGGAGGCGCTCGTCTGCTGGCTCCCGCCCGCGCTGGCCGCCATCCTGAAGTCCACCCGGTAGGGCTGTTTTTTCCACTTCAGCAGGCAGGAGTTGATGCGCAGCACGTTGCCCGGGATGTAGAAGTCCAGCTCCATCGGGTGCGTGCTGTCGGCGTTCTCCGCGCCGCGGATGGAATACATGCTCGTCGCGCCCTGGCTGTAGAGCTCGTGCACGCCGATCTTCTCGAGCACCTCGTTGAGCTGCTCCGCGGTGTCCGCGCCGCCCGTGTCGAGCACGACCTTGAGCCCGCCCGGATCCCCGTCGACGTCAGCCTTCTCCAGCTGCGTGACGCGGCAGGAAACCTCTTCCGGCAGCGTCTCGTCGAGCACCCGGACCATCGCGCCGACGTCCATCCGGTCCCAGGCCTCGCCCGATTCCCGGTAGAGGTCGACCGCGGTCACGTCGTAGGAGACGCGGGGCGTCTGCCCGGCCGCGAGGATCCTCTGCATCTGCGCCATGAGCGTCTCCGCGTCCGTCTGCCGGGTGTCCACGTGGATCCCGCAGCGGGTGCCGTAGCGCTCCCGGATCTCGGCGGGCGCGTCGATGTAAGGCCGCCCATTGTTGACGGATGCGATCGTCAGCTGGTTGTCGCCCTCGCCGTATCCCCTGCCGTACAGCCTCGTGACGAGCGCGCCGTCGATCGTGCGCTTCATTCTCTGCAGGTTCCGGTGGTAGGTCAGCGAGGCCTCCGGGACGCCCGAGAGCCGTACGAAGGAGACCGTCCAGGGCGTCGTGTACGTATCGAAGACGATCCGGTAATCCTCTGTCAGCACCTCGCCGAGGCTCATGATCGCCTCGAGCAGGGTGACGTCCTCGAAGTTGTACTGGAACTCGTCGCTGAAGTCGCAGGTCCCGACGCGCCAGCGCCTCGTCGTCTGGTACGACAGGATCGCCGTGAGCACGTCGGCGGTCGGCATGCCGGTGCCGCCGAGCTCCAGGTGGCCGGGGATGATGTCGTCGAGGAGCGTGCACTCCGCGCCGTCGAGCGAATAGCTGACGGTGCCCCCGGATTCGTGGCCCGCGGCCGCGCTGGCGAATCGGAACGTGCCGATGAAGCTCTCCCCGTCCCAGATCCGGGCGAAGGAAGCGCCGACGGTGATCCGCTCGTTGACGGGATCCCCGACGGGCGCCTCGATCTGCGCGCCGGAGAGCTCGTTGAGCTTCAGCGTGTAGCCGTGCCGCGTCACATGGTCCGCGGGTCCGAGGAAGTTCAGGTCCTTGTCGTAGAGTTCGATCATCCGACCACCCACTTCCCCCGCCCCGTGACCGTGACGAAGGCGGCGGCGTTTCCGGAGATCCTGATCTCGTCCCCCGGCTTCGCGGACAGGTTGCACCACCTGCGCACGTGCGCGAAGGTCAGGATCCCGTCCTCATAGACCGCGGCCGGAAGCTCGCCGTCCTCGCCGGAAGCGGCGAAGGTCCGCCCCGCGCCGATGCCCATCGAGGAGAGCTGCAGCGTGCCGGCCGGCACGGTGACGGAAAGGCCCGTCAGCGTGGTCTCCAGCGGTCGCACGGCGACCGTCAGGGGCGTCCCGATGTCGCTGCCGGCCATCCATTTGAAGGTGATCCCCTGCCAGCCGGTCTCGTCCACGTCCGTGTTCCCGGAGAGGACGGTCGCGATCGCATCCTCGCAGACGCCGAAGACGGTCGCACGGACGGAGATGCCGCCCATGGGGCTGACCTTCGCGCCCGCGCTCCCCTCCTGGTCGAACTGCGCCGTCATGCGGACGGTCGGGTCGTGGTCCCAGACGAGGAAGCCGCGCCCGCCCTGCAGCCAGGACAGCATGCGACGGCGCCAGGCCGCGTTCTCCGCGACGCCGTCCTTCGGCAGGATCTCCACGCTCCGGGAGATCGCCCCGTGCCTCGGCGCGCCGATGATGACGCTCCCGCCGCCCGGCAGCGCGTACTCGCCGCGCGCGACCTTGTCGCCGACGGCGAAGCCGTCCCCCAAAAACGCCATCCCGCCGAACTCGGAGACGTGTCTCCCGCGGAAGGTGAAATCGTCGTACATGTTACCATCCTCTCACGCCGTTCGCGCGTCCGGAGATCGTCCCGGCCGCCCGCCGCGCGCCCGTCTCGGAGACGGAGCGCTCCGTCAGCTGCCCGACGGTCTCCCCGTCCATGACGACAGCCATGCCGGAGAGCGCCTGCCGGAGATCCTCCGCGTTCACCCCGCCGCCGCCGGATACCGTCAGCGCCGCGGCGGACGCCCCGGCGGCAGAAGCGCCGCCCGCGAGGATCGCGGAGAGGCCCGCCGCCCTGGTTTCGAGCTGCGGCACGCCCCGTTCGAGGCCGTTGAACAGGCCCTGCATCGTGTATCCGGCGGCCTCTTCCATGACTTTGCTGGGCGACTGGATCCCCTGCGCGTCCTTGTAGCCGCGCACGAAGGCGTCGCCGGCGTTCCAGCCTTTGTTATAGAAGTCAGAGACGTGCCCGTCGAGCACGGTGAGCGCGCCGGTGACGGTGTCCTCGACCGTCACCGTGACGCCCTTGAACTCGTCGTCGAAGCCCTCCTTCGCGTCCTTGCCGGTCTTCTTCGCGTCGGCCGCCAGCTGCATCATGGTCGGGATCAGAGCGTTGCGCTTCTCCTGCAGGTCTGCCGCCAGATCGTTGTCCCCGGCGTTCAGCGCCGCGGCGATCTGCGCGTTCAGGTTCTCGACCTGCGCCTTGACGCTCTGGTAGTCCGCGCCCTGCTCCATGCCGTCGCCGTAGGCGTCCAGCACGGTGCCGGCGTCCTCCTCGCCCTTTTCCTGCGCGGCGGCCGCGATCGCGTCCTTCCCGCCTGCGCCGAGCAGCGCGTCCAGGTATTCGTCGACAGCCGAGGCGGGCGCGCTGCCGATCTCCGGGAGCATCATCTGGTCCAGCTCCCGCATCCGCGGGTTCCGCGCGAAGCCGCTCGCGTAGGCGTCCAGCACCGCGTCCGCGGCTTCCTCGCCCGCTTCCTCCGCGGGCTCCTTGAGGCTATCCGCGCCGGCGTTCCAGCTCTTCCACAGGTCGTCCGCGTCGAATCCGTACTCCGCGTCCGCTGCCAGGACGCCCAGCTCCTGGTAGTGCTCCTCCTGCGCTTCCTCCAGTCCTTCGACGAAGCCGACGATCCACTCGCCGATGATCGCGACCCCGCTGGCCTTCCCGCTTTCCCGCGCCGAGATGCCCTTCTCGTTCGCCATCTTCGTCGCTTCCAGCATGACCGCTTCCCACGGCGCGAACATCTCGCCCAGGACCTGCTCTTTCAGCTCGTCCGTGATGGCGAGCTGGCTTTTCAGGTCGTCGGTCATGGCCTTTTCGGCGTTTACGACGGCTTCCATCATGCCGGGCGTCAGCTCAGTCTCATAACCGTCCAGGATCGCCTGCGCGATGCGGGTGCCGTAGCGCTCCCAGTTATCCTGTCCGAAGATCTTCCCGCCCAGTTCGTTCTGGGTTTTCTCGTCCTTGCCGAGGAAGGTGTTGAGCAGCAGCTCCATCGCTGCTTTCGCTTCCTCGCCGCCGGCCTTGAATTTTTTCGGCAGGTCGGCCGCCTCGAGCCCGAGTTTGGTCAGCGTGCCTTTGTCGCCGAGAAGCGTAGCCTCCGCGTTTTTCGCGGCCTTGCCGACCGCGTCCAGGTTGTCGACGCCCGCGATCCGCGCGAGCACGAGCGCGCCCGCCGCGCCGACGGCGTTCATGCCGATTGAAGCCCACGTCGTCGCGTACTTTTCGAGCGTGTTGATGCCGTCCGTCCCGGCCTTGCTGGTGCCGAGCCAGTAATAGATGGCCGCGAGCTCTTCCTCGTTCTCGCCGAAGACGTCCTTGAGCCGCCCGATGGTGTTGATCGTCCCCGGCAGGTCGGTGCCGACGCCGAAGCTGACCGCGTCCAGCTGCTTCAGGATCTCGTTCAGCCGCTCGCCGTTCCGGAAGGTAGACTCCGGGAACTGCGTGTAGGCCGCGGCGATCGCGTCGATCCAGGACGAGGCGTTCCGGTTCGGGTTGGCGAGCATCAGCTGGTCGAGCATGTCCGCCATGAAGAGGTTCTGCCCGGTGCCGGCCGTGCCCGTCTTGACGCCGATCTGGTTGTAGTCGATGCGGTCCTGCACCGCCTCGTTCCAGCCGGTGACGACCGCTTCGGCGAAGGCCTTCGTGACGCCGTCCAGGACGTTCTGGCCGATGGAAGCGCCGATGCCGATCGTGAAGCCCTGGCCGAGGGTGGTCAGTTTGCCGAGGATGCCGTCGAGGTCGCCTTCCGCGCTCTCCGCGGCGGCGCCGAGGCCCTTGATGCCGTTCGCCGCGCCGCTGGATCCCAGCCCCTCGGCGGCCTCCCTCGCCTCTTCCATCTCGCCCGTGAGGCGGGAGATCTGCCCGCTCGTCTGCGCGACTTCTGCGCGCATCGCGTTGATCCGCGTGCGGAGCTTCACGGCCTCGTCGGATTCCGCTCCCGTGGCCTCCACGACCGCCTCGAGATGCCTCTGCATCTCGCGGAGCATGTCGGCCTCTTTCTGGCGCTGGGATTCGAGGGCCTTCATCTGGGCGGTGAGCCCTTCGTAGCTCCTGCCCTGGGCGTCCATCTCCGCGGTCGCGGCCTTGACTTCGCTCTTCGCTTCTTTGAGAGATGCGCTCATCTCCCGCATCGTGCGCTTGTATTCCTGCTCGCCGGAGATGACTATTTTGTGTTTGATCTGATTCTCGTTTGCCATTTTGCCACCTCCCGGCGTTTCGTTCCTCTGCCTCCGGCGGGGACGGATGCCCCTCCCCCTGCCCCCTCCCCGGCAAGCCGGGGCGGGGAGATCCTTTTTTACGCTTCCTTCCCTTCCCAGCTCGCTGGGAAGGGGGGACCGCCCGCAGGCGGTGGGTTAGGCTCACAGCCTCAGCGACAGCACCTCCGAGTCGTCCCAGATGCGGGAGTCCGGGCTCTCGTCGGCAATCTTCACGATGTATGCGTCCATCATGGCCATGAAGCCGTCGATTTTCTGGTACCGCCCGGGCTTCGCCGGGTACCAGTTTTCCTTTTCTAAGTCGAAGAAGTCCGCGCGCAGCCGGACGTTCCGGAGATACCAGGCGAACATCTCGTCGTGCCCCCAGACCACCTGCCCGTCGAGCAGGCGCTCCTTGAGGCTCTTCATGGGCGCGTTGAACGTCAGCGGCCCCTGCCGCACGATCTCCGTGCGCAGGCCGTTCGCGCGGAGCTTTTTTTCGAGCTCCGGCGCGTTGTAGGGGTCGTAGCCGACCGCCCGGATGTCGAAGAGCTTCGCCTGCTCCACGAGCCAGTCGGCGATGTATTCATAGCGGACGTAGCGCCCCGGCGTGATCGTGAGCCATCCGCGCCGCTGCCACTCCGCCCAGTCCTTCTCCTCGTCGCCGTTGCCCCGTTTGATCTTGTCCTCCGGCACCCAGGAATGGTGCCGGACGCAGAGCGTCCCGCCCTCTTCCCAGACGATCGCGGCCGCGCAGAAGTCCTCGGACTTCGCGAGGTCGAATCCCGCCCAGGCGGCGGGCCTCAGCAGGCTCGTCTGGATGTCGGCGCGGTCGTTTCGCCGCAGGGTGTCGAGATCCACGTAGACCGCCTCCGGGGGCACCGCGAAGCGGTTCAGCTGCTTCGTCACGAAGTCGGCGCGCTCCTGCGGGGAGCGCTTCGCCCGCTCCCAGTCAAGGACCAGGTCTTCGAGCGTCATGAGCGTGCCGAGGGACGGGTTCGCCATCCCCCACCATCGCGGGTCGTCATAGGGCAGGTCCGGGTCGATCTCGTAGATGATCGGAAGATACGTGTCGACCGCGAGCTCGGTGACGTCCGGGCTGCGGTCGAGGATCTTCTTCGCGTAGTTATAGTGGTAGACGCAGGGGCCGTCCAAAATGGTCCCGGCGGTCGTCGTGTACCACATGAGCGGCTCCCGGAATTTCTTCATCGGGCGGAGCAGCTGGTTGATCTGGTCGAAGCTGTTCTCGTTCTCCAGCTCGTCCTTGATGACGAAGTACGGCCTGAGACCGTCGAGGCTGCTGGGGTCGTTCGCCAGGTAGGTCACCCGCGAAAAGTCCGGGTCGTAGCGCGATTCCGAGAGCCGCAGCCGGATCTTGTTCTTCAGCACGGAAGACATCGTCATCTGCGCGTAGAAGTCCATGTACTGCCGTCTCGCCTGCTTCGCGTTGTTCGCCGCGAAGTAGTTCTCCCCGCCTCTTACGCCGCCTTTGGTGAGCATGTAGCCCATTTTCCCGGAGCTCCTCGCGGTCTTGCCGTTGCCCCTCGGGACGAACTCGAACACCTCGCGGTAGCGCCGGTGCCCGGTTTCGGCGTCGATCCAGCCGAACGCCTGGCCGTCCACGAAGCACTGCCAGGGCATGAACGTGAAGGTCTCGTAGTCCCCGGCGGTCGGCAGGAGATACCGCTCGCAGAACTCCACCGGGAGCCGTGCGCGTTTCAGGTCGAAAACGTACCGGAAACGCCCCGTTTCGGCCTTTTTGAGGTCGTCGAGGAAGTGCTGGGCCTGCTGTTTGATCGTCTTCGGCGCGAGCACACGGCCGGAGAGCGCGTCCTCCGCGTACTGATAGGCGCGGGACTGCATGATTTCTTTTGCGGAACTCATGGCTCATCCATCCCGAAGGTGTCCCAGCCGTCGTCCTCCGGATCCTTCCGGAGATCCTCGGGCGTTTCCTCCGCGGGCCTGCCCCGCTTTTTCGGCGGGAGCAGGTTCCAGCGCTCCAGGATGGCGGCCCTCGCGGTCTCGCTGTCCCTGCGCATCATGAGCAGGTAGCGGGCCGTCTTCGCGTCCCCGGCGCGCAGGCGCGCCGCGCAGGACGTGCGGAGCTCCGCGATGCTCTCCTGCAGCAGGCAGGCCTCCCGGATGTCGCGCATGGACAGGATGTCCCACAGGCCCTTCTCGGCGAGCTTCCTGCCGCAGGCGTCGAAGAACGCGACGGTCTGCCGCTGCTGGATCCCGCGCAGCATTTCCGCGCGCAGCTCCTCCGCGGTCATCGCGTCGTCCTTTTTCCGCCTCGCCATGGGGTCCTCCTTATAGCACTCTGTAGATCAGCACCGCCAGCGCGGCCTTCTCCCCGCCGCCCTCCGCGCGCATCGTGAGGCGCGTCTCGCCCGGGATCTCGTGGCACTCCTCCGTCAGCACGGCCTCCGCGAATCCGTCCGGGGAAACCGTGCCGGCGATCGGCTCCCCTGCCGTGCCGTCCCCCTTCAGGATCTGGCAGGTCACCGTCTTCCCGGACAGCGGGAACGGAGTGCCGTTCTTCCAGGTGCGCACGCGCCAGGTCACCGCGTTTCCGTCCCCGAGGGGCAGGCAGGAGAGCACGTGCCGGACGCTGCCGACGGTCAGCTCAACGTCGGTGGTGATGTTGTACATCCTTCGTCTCCTCTTCCCGCGTGAGCAGGATGACCGCCCGCGGGCTCTTGTTCCAGAA